GGAGTCGATTCAGCGTAAGCTGGCCGACGCCAAGAAGGTCGCGGCGGCTGAGGCTGATTTCGATCAGCGTATGCAGTCGGCTACCAAGCCTGCGAACCTTCCCGAGCGTAGTGAGCACCGGGCTAGTGTGTCGGTGGGTCGCGAGGAGCGGACTTACAACCAGGGTAATGACCCGACCGGTAAGATGTTCCTTACTGACATTATGCGTCAGTTCGCTACTAACGATGTGCGTTCAGCCGACCGGCTGGGCCGTCACATGCGGGAAGAGTCCGTAGAGCGCGCGGGTACTGGTTATGAGCTGCGTGCAGCCGGTGATGTGGGTACCGGTGCCTTCTCCGGTCTGGTTGTTCCGCAGTACCTCGTTGACATGGTGGCACCGCATATTGCAAACCTGCGCCCGTTCGCAGACGTTTGTAACAAGCACCCGCTGCCTTCGCAGGGTATGAGCGTGAACATTGCCCGGATTACCACCCCGTCGCAGGTAGGCCCTGTAACCACTGAGCTGCCTACTACTGGTGTTCCGGCGCAGTCTCTTAACGACGCTCTGCTCACCATTAACGTGAACGTTGCTGCTGGTCAGCAGACCGTTTCGCGTCAGGCTATTGAGCGTGGTACTGGTATCGAGGATATCGTAATGCAGGACCTTTTCCGGCAGTATGCAACCAACCTGGATACCCAGCTCGTTAACGATGCTACTACCGGTCTTACCACCGTATCGCACAGTAACACGCTGGGCGCGACTGACCTTCAGTCCCTCTTCTCGGCGGTTATGGGTGCAATGTCGCAGAGCGAGTCCGCAACTCTTGGTATGGCCCACCCGACGCACCTGCTTATGCACCCGCGTCGTTGGTACTACCTCCAGTCGCTTCTGACTACGCAGTGGCCTGCCATTGCTTCTCAGGGCGTGCCTAACCGGTCGCTTGGTGTAGACAATGAGAATTTCTACAACCAGGGTATTCAGGGTGTTTTCCCTGGCGGCCTGGGCGTTGTGATGGACGCGAACATTCCTACCACCTATAACTCCACTACTCAGGACGTTATGTTCGTGGTTCCGAATGTGGAGTGCCACCTTTGGGAGGAGCCTAACGCTCCGGTTTACATCCGCGCTGAGCAGCCGAAGGCTGCGAGCCTGGGAATCCTCCTGGTCGTCTATGGTTACTTTGCTTGGACGTTCCAGCGGTATACCAATGCTACCCAGATGGTTTCGGGTACGGGCCTGGTTGCACCATCCGGTTTCTAATCGATTTTCTGACTCATTCGGTTTGGCAGGCTCTTTCGAGCCTGCCCTTCCGTGTGACTCAGGACGGTCAGAGTAATTGAAGTCCCTACGGCGGTTGTTGATTATCTTATGCGAATTCTTTTCTGTTACAGCTCTCCTCCGAAACTTGTAGTTCTAAATGCGCTAGAGAAGTATGCTCCCGAGGCAGAGTTCATAGACACGTCAGGGAGCATATTTGATTACAATCTCGCTCTTGCTTCCCGATGGGCTAAAGACGATCTGGTTGTAATCGAGGGTGATAAGGAAATCACCTCAGATGTTATACCAGCCTTCTCCTGTTGTGACGAGCCGTGGTGCATCTTTGAGTATTGGAACTATCCTGTCCCGTACCAGAAAAACACAATTTACGGGCTGGGCTGCACCAAGTATTCCCTAGCAACGCAGCAACAGATCGACGCCTCTGAATTCTTCTGCCCTGACCCTACCTGGCTGGCACGCTGCCCGGTTTGTGATGGGGCCGGGTGCTGGAATTATCTGGACACTCGAATCACGCTCTCGATTCTGAGTAAATGCATTAGTTTTGCCCCTCACATCCATGGACGGGTTAATCATCACCACACATATCCGCCCGACTGGGCGAAACAGAGAGGATTGGAATCCTTATGCCAACACTGGATGAGGCCAAGCGTCGGTACACCCAGTACATGATCAAGAGTGCAGCCGTTCAGGCTCAGATCGCACCCCTGATTAACGAAGTTACCTTCGCACTTGCTGAGATGGGCGTCACGCCTTCTCTTACCGGCTATCCGGCCGGTACCGCCGTTTCGACGGCTCAGACCGGTAACGGTAATTCGACGGTCTACGATTTCGGATTCGACGGCCGAGATAACTCTCGAGAAATGGTTCTGGTCAGGATCACCGCCAGTGGTGGTACTACTCCTACTTGTACCTATGCAATTCAGGGTTCTACGGATGGCACAACCTATAATAACCTTCCGATTGCCGATATTAGTGCTCCGACCACGTTTAGCTCTAGCACCTTTACTATTGCGGCTGTCGGGCCTACGACCGTAGTAAAGATTGTTCCAGCGGGCCTGGAATACCGTTACCTGCGGATTGCCTACTCGGCCAACACCGCAATGACCAACACTGCTGACGTTTACCCACTCTAGGAGAACTATATATGGACCCCCACAACATCGCAGGACTTAAGCGCAAGCATGCGGCCACGGATGAGCCAGTCAAGAAGCTGGAGCTGGCCCATCAGCTAAAGATGCTGGGTCATGACCCCGAGGACGAAGAAAAGGGATCTGAGGATCGCTCAGGTGCTCCCGAAGGTCGCACGGCCGACAAGAAGGTAACTGCCGAAGACACCAAGCCTACTGCCAAGGCAGCCAAGGCCGAAGAGGCCGACAAGCCTGCCGGTAGGCGACCTGGCCGCCCGAGCAAGGCTGAGGCTTCGAGCAAGGAAGATAAGCCAGCGGCTAAAGCCGCTGACAAGAAGCCGGGGGATGCTAAGTGAGCAACACTCGCAAACTAAAAGGACAGTCGTGGCCCGCTGGCGCGGGCCACACACCCATTGACCGGAATAAGCTCCGGTCGATTGGCTATCTTTCTCGCGGGCAGACCCGAAACAAGGTTATCGAATATCACGATCCTGTAGATGGTCACGGTATTAAGGCTACTACTGATGAAGCCGGTAATACGGTAACGGAACACAATAATAAGGATGACCGAGTGGATGTGATGCTACGACCACAGACGGTCGAAATGAAAATGAGGACTGATTGATATGGCATGGACCACCAACATTGCCACCGGGTCACTTATTGCATCCGCCACCATTCGTGATGGCCTTAACAATGCAATCGCTATGAATATTGGCGGTACGTCACCCGATGCTCTGAAGCTAGCACTGTACGACGTAACCGCTACCCCCAGCCAGGACACAGACCCGATGGAGTACAACGTTGCTCCCTGGGCTTCTGGCGAGGTTACCGGTACCAACTGGCCTGCCGGTGGCGTGGCCCTGGCGGGAAACGCTCTGACGCTTCTTGCTGGTACAGGTATTAAGTTCACCGCGACCAACGTTTCTGTGGCAAGCACCACGATCGCAACGGGTGCTTATGGCTGTCTCATTTATGACACTCAGACCGGCCTGGCCAACCGTGTTATCTGCGCGGTCTACTTCGGTGGCACCGGTTATACCACTAATAACGGTACCTTCGGAATCACGTGGAATGCATCGGGCATTTTCACGGTGACTCTTCACTAATTGAACGGAGAATAAATGACAACTCCCGTCTCACCACCGTCTATTACTTCGATCACCTTTGATAAGCCTAACGGCTATAACACTGGCGACACCATTACCGCCACGATTAATTACGTGGCGGGCGTATCGTCATCTACGTCCACCCAGACCTTTACCGGTACCGCTACCGATAGCGTTAGCGGGCAGTCAGGCCAGATTCAGTTCACTTTCACGACCGCTAACAACGCTACTGACTCTGAATCTATGGCCGTTTCGGACACAGGTAACCGTGCATGGACCAAGGTCAGCGACAACGGCTCAGTAGCCGTTTTCACTGCTACTGCTTAAGGGGATTTGATATATGCCTACAACTACACTAGCTCCGTCTTCAGCTAGCCCGGCCGTCAGGGATTCCAACTTCCTTGGCGTCAGTCCGCACGGGCACCAGTCAAATTCGTTCAGCCCTCCTGCTGGCTCGATTGTTATCGTTACCGCTTACGCGGGCGACTCTTATCACGGTGACTGGGATACTACGCTGCCCACGATCACGGACAGCCTTACGAATCACCTGACTTGGCATCAGTTCGCCAGTGCGTACAGCAATTCCCTTTCCGACGTTTCCCGACGTGTTTCCACCTGGTGGGCCTATGTGGCGACCGCTCCGGGTGCGATGACGGTATCGGTTACGGAGGGCGTTACCGGAGGTCAGTATCTTTCATACATGGCTGTTGCTGTTGAAATCTGGACTAACGCTAACACAACTAATCCTATCGGTGCTCTTGTTGTCAATAATGCGACTTCTTCGGAAGCGTCGGTTAGTGTCAGCATCACGCCTCAGAATATCGGCAGCGCCCTAGTTCTGGTCGCGGCGGCTGACGGCACATATCAGGATGTTACTAAGGGTTCCGGCGATTACGACTACAATAACGGTACCCCTGATGCCAGCTTCCTTTCGGAATGGGTGGGTACTAGCAGTGGTCCGACGCTCACTACTTCTCTTAGTCCGCAAACCCTTACGGCCAGCGTTCCTACGGCAACCACCTGGCAGACCATCGCTTACGAGGTTGTTCCGGCGTCGGCTGGTTCCGCTCCGGTTAGCTACACGCTTTCCGCAACGCTCACTGACTCCGTGACGGGGCAGTCGGCTTCAGCTACTAAGGGGTTCACCGTTACTGGCAGTGGTGGCGGCACCTCGCTAGCCGTTGCTACCAGCTCGCTTCCCTCGGGCACCGTGGGCACCGCGTACGCGGGCGCGACCCTGGCGGCCAGTGGCGGAACCTCGCCTTACACCTGGTCTATCACTAGCGGTACGCTCCCGGCCGGTCTGTCCATGACTAGCGGCGGTGTCATCAGCGGCACGCCTACGGCAGCAGGTACTTCGAGTATCACGGTCGAGGTCACGGACGCAGCAAGTAACACGGCTACGAAAACGCTCAGCATTACTGTCTCCGCTGCATCGAGCGGTTCGCTGACCATCCTGTCGCCCTCGGTTCTTCCGGGCGTGAACTACGGTCAGGCGTATCCGGGCATTACGCTCTACGCCACGGGCGGTACTGCGCCTTACACCTGGTCGGCCTCGGGTCTTCCCTCGGGATTCTCGCTGTCGTCTGGTGGTGTTCTGAGCGGTCCCACTCCTAGCTCGGGCGCGGGTGCTAACACCTTCACGGTTACTTGCACTGACTCGGCCCTCAACACGGCTACGCAGACTTGCAGCATCCAGATTACTAACGAAACCCTCCAGACGATTACCACTGATCAGCAGATAAGCGGCCCTAGCCCTTACTACGCCTCGAATCAGAGTAATACTGGTGTTGGTACTGTTGGTTTTGCGTCTGACATTCAGGAGTCCGGCTGGACCAATAATGGTCAGTCCGGGCAGGTTATTCAGCAGCAGACGACCCGTTATTACGATCCGGGTAACTGGAAGACTACTTGCCAGGAAACTGGTCCTCAGCAGTCGCCTGCTAATACCGGTGCGGTTTACACTGGTCCAGAAGCCTATCAGTATTTCGATACTGGGGGCTGGACTAGCAATGACGAACCGGCTCTTAGCTCTTTCACGTCGTTGACGACTAGCTATTCTCACATTGCTCCAGTTTACAACGGTATTAACTGGCCTAATGAGGGTGCTCAGGCTTGGGAATTTTGTTATGACCTCTGGCTGAATGGCTTTAATACTGAAGTCATGATCTGGACTCACACGGCTGGTCCGCGCTTCCCGTGGGCTGGTTGGCCTACGTCTAGCAGCAGCCCGGTTCCGTTGACCAACCCGGTTAATATCAATGCGGGTGGGATGAACGTGGCCTACGGCCAGTTGGTCACTATCAACTGCGGTCCTAACAACACCCCGATGAAGTTCGGGTTCAGCTATAACTATGAGGCTGTCACCGATTCCAGCTCGGGCATTAGCGTTCCGCGCGGCCCGTTCAACTTCGTTCAGGTTTCCGACACCTCGCACTTTAATAACACCGATTCCGGGGTTATTAACCTGATTGGTGGCGGTAACGGACTTCTTGACTGGCTGGTGGCTAAGGGCTTTGTTGGTGGCACGGCAGGTGCTCCGGGCATCTCGGCTTATACGCCGAAGCTGAATGGCATTAACTACGGAGTTGAAATCTGCTCGACGGGTGGGACGGATTACCCGGCCCTCGACTTCCAGGTTACCAGTTTCTCAGTTAATGCTAACCCAACGTACTCGGGCTAATACCTGAGTACAGCTACTAATAAGGATTGAATCATGATCAACGCAACAGTCTTTGCTACATGCGTGCGTGCAACCGCTGCCGTGGCAACGGGCAGTCGCATTATCCGCGCTGTTCGCAGTTGGTTTCATCTTCTACCCGCTCCCGTGTGCAATCCGCTAGGCGGATTCGCGAAGCTCGCGGATTACATCGCGGTAGCGTCATCGCTATCGCCTCCTAAGTGAGGCGGTAGGCGATGGCAACTGTTTCAGCTTATGTCGGCACGGGCGGTTCTTCCGGTACCGGCAGCAAAAGCACCGCTTGGACTAACCTAACCAATGCCGTAGGTTCGACCACCGGTACCTTTGCTTCATGGTCTTCTACCCAGCGATCAGAAATTGGCACTTGGACTGGCGGCTCATTTGGGTTGTCGGTTCCTGCTGGTTCTACAATTAACTCTGTTACCGTCCAGGTAGCTCACAAAGAATCAACCACTGGCACGACCATTTCGTCGGTTACCGGTCAGCTATTTATCGGCTCTACGGCAGTTGGTACAGCCCAGTCCTTTACCCCGCTAACGACTACTGAGCGTACAGATAGTTTTGTGGTATCCAGCGGTGTTCTTGATACGGATATCCCGAATCTAGCTGTTCAAGTCGTATGTGCTCGGGCTAACTCAACTACTTCTGCTGGTGAGTCTATTGACTGGTGCCAGATAACCGTAGATTATACTCCACCTGCGACTATCGCTACGCCCGCCGTAATAGCATCAACTACTTCCATTCCTACCCCGACCATTACTACGGTAGATCCAGGTGGCTGGAGCGTTGTCCAGTCGGCCAGTAATGCAGCGGCTAGCGGGACTCCTTCCGTCACGTTTGCTACTAAAAATCTTTCCAGTGGAACTGTTCTGCTGGCCTATGTCAACATCTGGCACGGCTCTGCTAGCGCGGTCAGTGACGGCAATGGGAACAGCTTTACCAAGCTGCCCTTCTCTTCTGCGGGTAGTTCTACCGAACTGACGGTATGGGCGCTGGCTACGCCAGCGGGTGATGTGGGCACTAAGCCTACGATCTCCGTTACTAGTTCCGCCTCGTCTTACTGGGCAGTTCTTGTTCAGGAAGTGTCCGGAATCAAAACGTCCCTTGACGGGACGGCTGGCACTGCGAGCGGCAGCACAACCGCGAACCCGTCGTATTCCAGCACGGCAGTTAATGAGTACCTGGTTACAGTAGAAGCGGATAACCAGTCTGCCACCAGTACGCCGACGCTGAACAACCCTAGCGGCTGGACACTGGACCCGGCTAACTGCGGTGGTAACGCATTCGTTACCGTTAATGTCGCTTACAAGAAAAGCACAGGCGGCGCGGAATCGGACGGGTGGACCGGACCGGGGTCGGACACTGAAACCGCTATGGTGGCGTTCCAGTTGGCTGCGTCTACCACGTCAGCGGCGGTAACCCCCAGCGCGATTACATCTACGACTAGCTTTCCAGTTCCCGCTGTAACGGGAAACACTAGCGTTTCGGTGAGCCCTAGTGTTGTTGCAGCTACTACTACTATTCCCGCACCTCCCTTGGTAGGTGCCGGGGTTCCGTACATCACAGGGGTAACGTCCTCTACCAGCTCGCAGGCTGGCTATTTCATCGATAACACCGGAACACCCCAACTATGGGTGTGTGCTCAGCCGTGGGGTTTGCCGTCTAACGCGGGCAAATACAACGGAACTACCGGTGGAACCTGGCAACAGGATATTGACAACTTCATAACGACGCGAGCAGGCCAGGGTGTCAACATGATCCTGGTCTACCCGATTTCCAACCTCGCTAACGGCGGTGCCTTCGACAACGGGAATACCTGGGATAATGTCCCGCCGTTTAACACCGGGCAAGACCCGTCTTCCGGCCTGAATAATACCTTCTGGACCCGGATTGACTACCTGCTCAACAGTGCGCTGAACAACGGCATGGCGTCGTTTATCAATATCGACATAACCTATAACGCGGGTACAGGCCAGTGCTTCTCAGGCTGGACAACCACCCAATGGCAGCAGTTCGGTACAGCGCTCGGCACCAGGTATAAGAATCAGCCGGGTTTCTCTTGGAACTTCGGGGACGACACGTACCCGACTACGTACGACTCCTTTTACGACGCATTCCTGACCGGGCTGTCATCGGCGGGTGATTCACACCCGATCTCGGCACAGTGGGAGGGTGAATACACCAGCCGGTACGAGACTGACAATAACCTAAAGTCCACGTGGGGAACAACGCACTCCACCTATAACTACGTTTACACGTACAACTGTAGTTACTGGTGTGTCGAGTACGCCTATGGTGAGGTTGCTAACCAGGCGGCGACTACCCTTTTGCCGGTAGTGTGGGGTAACGGATATTACTACGCGGGCGGCAGCACTTATAGTTCTACCGCTGACCGGGCATGGCGACAAGAGATATGGTGGAGTCTTTCATCCGGTGCGCGTGGAATTGTCACAGAAAGCAATCAGCGGCTTTGGTCTTCCAGCGCTCCCGGATCAGCCGCAACCCAGTGGTCGTTTGTTAATAGCCTGAAAAAGATCATTACCACGCACAATTCATGGGTGGGGTGGAACCGGCTGCTGCCTGACCTATCGTCCTCGTTTGTAACATCTGGGCGGGGTACTCGTGCGTCTGGGCTGGTTTCCGGTGGTTCTGCTACGCCGTATGAGCCAGCCTTTACCAACTCCTACGTTACAGCCAGTATCACCCCCGAGGGTGATCTTGCAGTCTGTTACCTTCCCAATCACACGACCATTACCGTAAACACTGCGTTGTTGAGGTCCGGATGGACCGCATCATGGATTGACCCTATTAATGGGACTGCTACCGATGCCGGTACCAGCGGTACGTATAATTCCACCACCAAGGGAACCAACAGTCAGGGTGACCCAGACTGGGCGCTGGTTTTCCAGGCCCCAACTTCGACACCCGCAAACGTTACCCCTGCGGTAGTGGCAGCAACTTCTAGCATTCCTGCGCCGACTGTTACAGCAGTATCTAATGCTTCTGTAGCTCCTACGGTTATTGGCGCGACTAGTAACATCCTGAGCCCAGTTCTACATACAGGCTCTACGCTGGCTCCAGCCACAATTTCGGGTGAGGCGACTATTCCGCTGACAACGGAATCTACGGGTTCTACTCTTGCTCCACCAGTAGTAACAGCTAGGGGATCGATTTCTACCCCGGCGATCGTTACCGGGGATGTAATAGCACCAAGCCCGATAGCGGCCACAACGGCAATTCCGGGTGTCACGATAGAGGCTGACAGCAGTGCGTCTGCCGCACCTAGTGTGATAGCGGCGACGGCAGCTATTCCACTGCCTGTCGTATATCCACCGCCAAACCTAGTCACTGTCGTACAGACCAAGGATTCAGCAGGTTTGGGCTCACCCAATACCCTGAATTTCGATAGTGCTGTGGCTGTTGGCAACTCCGTCATTGTATGGATTTGTGAATACAACACCAGCGGCTTGACTATTAGTTCTGCGGCACCGACGTACAATGGTGCGCCGGTTCCAGGTGCGACGATGATACTGGAATCCCAGGCGACTGATGTTACGGCATCGCGGGACATCTACTTCGCTATATGGCTTTTGCCCGATGTCCAGTCTTCTGGCACGTCGGTCACTACCAGTGTAACTAATGGTGCGGGGGATGCCAACGCTCACTATTACATAGCAGAAGTTAAGAATCTCGGCGCAGCCCCTGCTCTTGATACGGGCTCGCCCAACCCGGCTCTTAATAACGGCTTGAGCGGTACAGCTATATCGTCGGGTGTTACCGGTAACGCGGCAAGCGCTTCCGGTATTGTCCTTGGCGGCATGATGCAGACCTCCGACAACGGAGGGTGGACCTCGCCAGCCGGATGGACGACTCTAACGGAGGCGTATGGTGGCGCAAGCTATCAGGTTTACTCTGCTCCCGGTGCTAGCTACACGTGGGATACGGCGGTAAGTTCGTCAACCCGGTGGGCGACTGGTGCGGTAATCCTTGCAGCGTCGGCACCTACCATTACAACGTCCGTAATCGCGGCTAAGGCTACGATCCCGGTTGTCACGGTCACGGTTACTTCCAGTGCCAATGTGAGCCCGACTGTTATAGCGGCTACGGCTGCAATACCGGCCCCGGCTGTTGTCACGAGCGGAAACGCCAACATTGCACCGTCATCACTGGCGGCCACGGCGACGATACAGGCACCAGTAGTTAACACGACTGGAAACGCCAATATCACTCCGGTAGCGGTAACCGCTACTTCGGCCCTAGCCACCCCCACAGTCAGCACCACGGGTCCAGCGGTAGCTACTACGAGTATCGCGAATGCCGCTCAGAATGTGGAGGTTAAGCGCTGGCTTATCGCTTCTGGCGGTACAGCTCCGTACACGTGGGCTATTAGCTCGGGGAACCTCCCGGCTGGGTTGACGCTGGATAGTGACGGTACCTTGCACGGCACGCCGACCGCAACGGGCACTTCTACCTTCACGGTGGAGGTGACTGACTCCAGCTCGCAGACTGCTACGGCAAGCCTGTCAATTGACAGCGTAAGTGCTCCATTCTCTCCTAGTGGCTCTACTACCGATTCTAACGGTGTCATCACGTGGAATATATCGAGCGGCCTTAACCTGACTGACTCGGAATCAATTCGTGTGCTGGAGCCGACTAGTCCTAACCCGGACTATGATCATGGCTTCCTTATCACCCTGCCAGTTGAGGCGGGCACGGATAGCACAACCTACGGAAATGGTCTGGACACGGCTAGAACGGCCGGATTGCACAATGCCTACAACCTAACGGTTATCGAACCGAGCACCGGAGGTTTCTGGCTGGCGGATAACCCATCTAATGGTATCGTCCTCCAAGAAACCTACATGCTACAGCTCGTAGCATGGGTTAAGGCGAATTACGCCACTACGGGAACTGAGAAGACTTACCTGATCGGTTTCTCGAGAACGGGCCTAGGTAACCAAGGGCTTTTCTTCCATCGTCTGGATCTTTATGACGGTGTGGCCACTTGGGACTCTCCGGTCGGAATGACCGGAATTGACGGTACTGACCCAGACCGGCCCGGTAACCCGGTGGGTGGCTCCCCTTCGTCTAGTTATGGTACTCAGGACAACTTTGATGCTAACTATCTATTGTCCTCGGCTAACCTGACTAAATGGATGGCTGGATCTAACCTCACCACGGTTAACCGGATTTGGCTTGGAGGTTACGTAGCTTTCCAGGGCGACATGGTGGCGTATGATACGACGCTTACTAACCTTGGTGTTAAGCATACGTTTGATCCGTCATTCACTGCTGATACCCATGCTTGGCATGCGGACTGGATGTCGGCGGCTATGGCCGCGCTCGTTCCTGAGAACAATGCGAACATCACCCCTGCTGTGGTATCAGCTACGGCATCAATACTGGCTCCTAGCGTATCGACGGCCAGTGGGGCTGCGGTAACCCCTGCTGTAATCAACGCTACGACGAATATTTACAGTATTTCGTTTAGTTCTAGCGTGGCTGTCACTACTTCGGTAGTGCCGGGTAGGGTAACCATCCCAACGCCAAACTTGTTGATTAATACCAACGTCCTGGCGGGTGCTGTAGCGGCGAGGGCAACCCTGCCTACTCCCGCAGTCCAGACACAGGGGAACGTAGCGGTCCTTCCGAGCGTGATCGCAGCTCAGGCGACGATACAGCCGCTTACGGCCGATACGGGTACGGCGATCAATCCAACTACGGTCAGTGCTACAAGCTCTGTACCCGGTGCGAGCATCGGAACAGGTACGGCAGCGGGTCCGGGTGCGGTAGCAGCAACTACCCAAATTCCCACCCCGTCCGTACTCACGTCCAACTCGACCTCAGTTCACCCGAACCTGCTCACAGGTTCGGCAACCATACCGGGTCCATCAATAACGGCAGGGTCCAGCACAACGGTTGCCCCCAATGCAGTTAACGGTGTGGCGAGTATCCCGAGCGTCGGAGCCCAGGCAGGTACGACTGTTACAGCCAGCCCGGTGACGGCAACCACAGAGGTACTACCTCCGTCAGTCGTTGGCGGGTCGTCCTCTACGGTCAGCCCAGGTGTGCTCAGGGTCTTCTCGTTCGTCCTCGGGCCTACGGTAACGATCAGTTCGGATGCGACCGTGACCCCCGGCACGATAGCAGCTCGGGCAACCGTCCAGAGTGCTAGCGCGAGCGTAAGCTCCACGGCTAATCCTGCGGTTATTCAGGGCTCAACAAGCCTGGGAGTGCCCCAATTCCTTGGCAGCGTAGATGTCCAGCCTTCGGCTGTTATGGCCTCTGCGTCGATCCTAGCGCCGTCTGTGGTTGCTATACGCCAAGCCAACATCACGCCTAGCGTGGTGACGGCCTCGACCGCCATCCCGTCTCCGTCTACTGGCGTGAGTGCGGCAGTTCAACCGAGCGCGATCAGCGCTCAGGTTCATATCCCCGTGCCTGTCGATTCTACGGGGGCTTCCGTATTGTCGCCCGTTATCCGTGCGACGGCGGATATCCCATTGCCGACGATGTTTAACACATTCGGTATCTCGGCGGTCAGGACACATCTGGGGGGCTCTACGGCTGTTACAGGCCGGAAGGCAGGAAATATAGAAACTACTGGTCAGATCGCCGTAAATGTAGAAGCCTCGGGAAGGGAATCTTAATGGCAGCAATAGAGACAGGCGCATCCTACGAAACGTCGGTTGCGGTAACAGATGTTGACGGCAACCCCGTTGACCCTGCCTCGGTTACCCTGAATGTCACCCTTCCTGATGGCACTACGCAAACCCCAACGGCAGTGAAGGATAGCGTAGGAAATTATCACGTGGACTACACGGTAACCCAGGAGGGACTGTATGTCTTCCAATGGGTTACCGCTACTCCCGATACGGTTAAGACGGATTATCTCCCGGTCAATGATTTCCGGTCTGTTATCAGCCTGGATGATGCTAAAACATACATCAGCTATGACAGCACCGGAGGCCGGGAGGATATCCTCCGTCAGATTATGGCAGCGGCTACTGAGCTGATCGAGGATCAGATCGGGATTTGCGTAGTTCGCACCTTTACCGACCAGAGGATTACGGGCAGTTCGGCCAGGGTTATAAAGCTGCCTCACTCACCACTGCCAAGCGATACGGCAGTTACTTCGGTCACATCGCTCTGGAACGGCGGTCCCACTTGGACGAGCAATGAAATGATCGTGTTTCCAAATAGTGGCACACTTCAACTTTTGTCACAAATGCCATTCTATCTCGGACCTTGGAAGGCAACTTACCAAGCCGGGCGAGCTGTGATTCCTGCGAAGGTGCAGTTGGCCGCGAAGGAAATCATTTATGACCTCTGGGCAACACAGAGGCAATTCGGCATGGATTCCCTGGAGCCTAGTCCTCAGGATACGGCCCGATGGGAACAAATGCTAGTCAGCTACCAGATTCCACCTCACGCTATGGCTATGTTGCAAGCCGAGCAAAGGCCAGGGTTCCGCTAACGATGGATTACAAATACATCGCAGAGCCCTCAAGGGAGGGCGTCTTATGCTAGCTACAACTATTGACGAACTAATCACTGGAATCGTTAGCACGATCGGGGCAGCCGTTAATTACAAGGTTTACGACGGTGTTCCATCCAAGCTGCCAGAAACCAGGATAGTAACTCAGTACCTAGTTATAGGCGCAGAAAATCTAGATAACCGGGAAGCTTTTACGTCCTCAGCTCACATGGAGCAAGCCTGGGCCGGTTTGGGCGCAGTGGCACGGGACGAGACGGTCTTTATTGATTGTGTAGCAGTCGGAATTGCAAAGTCTATCGCTGGTGCTCGCGCTAATGCTACTGCGGTTTTGAATGACGTTAAAACCAATCTTCCGACTCACCCAACTTCTAATTCATATAACGCACTGATTGAGCAGGTCGTGGCTGTCAGGTCATTGAACGTGCAAGGCGGCGCGATAGTTCAAATGCAATTCATTATTACAGCAAAGGCGAGGATCACGGATGCTTAAGACCTATATCGGCCCGCATAGCCCGGCAAGGGTTGTAGTTGGGGGCGTTGATTTCGGGTTTGTCGAACACGGCGAGTCTATTGCCGTGGATGATGACCTGGCTGACTCAGTTGCCTGGCCGGAAGAACACTGGCAGGACGGCGCTCCGGCAAAGGACGACCAGAAGGACGACAAGCCGGAAGTAGACAATTTTTCTAATGAGGGTGTTGATAACTAATGGCAACTGGTTCAGGTCTTGATGCCCAGATAGGGTTTAAGAACGAAACTACGGTAGGGACTTCGGCAGCTCCGGTTACCAAGTTCACTACTTTCAACATGTCCGATCTCACCTTTGATCCGACCTACCTCGAAGGTACTGGGCTCCAGTCAGGTAGGAAGTTCAAGAGTGTTAACCAAGCCGGTATTGCTCGCCGGTCGGCTACTGGCAAGGTTGAAGTGCCTGTGATGTATAAGGGCTTCGGCTGGTACTGGCAGCACTTCATTGGTTCGGCTGGAACTGCAAGTGTGGTAACTGGCGGCACTCTTGCCTATGAGCAGTACCACACTCCCGGTGCTCTCTGGGGCAAGTCCTTCACGACTCAGGTCGGTAAGCCGGAACCGGCTACGGGGATTGTAAAGCCGTTTACGTACCGAGGCTGTAAGTGCCTCGACTGGACCCTGACTTTTCAGGACAACGCTAAGACCCTGTGCGACTTTACGATTGACGCCTGGGATGAGGACACCGCTACGGCCCTGGCAGTGGCGAGCTACCCGGCTTCAAACATCCAGTGGGACTTTTCTTCGGTTACTAACTTTGCTATTGGCGGGACTCCCACCACGACCAGCGGTAAGACCACTATTGCGGGTAGCTCGCCGGTTACCGCAGTTGTAACCTCGCTGTCGCTCGCAGGTAAGAACAACCTGTCTAACCAGCGGTACGGCCTGGGAAGCGGTGGAGTCAAGAAAGAGCAGCTTGAGAACAACTTTCAGGAAATTACGGGGACGTTCAAGGCTGACTACGACTCGACAAACTTCATTAACCAGTTTGATGCGGGTACTTCTACGGCGCTTCAGATCGACTCCTTCGGGTCGATTATCGAGGGCACCACCAAGTATCAGCTAAGCATCATCCTTCCGACTGTGAAGATTACCAAGGCCCCGGTGGTCGTCTCCGGCCCCGATCTGGTACAGGTCCAGGGCGAATTCACGGTGTACGACCCTGACGATGGCCAGAACCCGCCAATTCAGGTTCACATTGTCAGCACGGATTCGACTGTTCTGTAATCAAGTTGTAGCAACTTTAACGAAAGATGGGACAATGCCCCTAATTACGATCGAGAACTGCGAAAACTGCCACGTTGATCATGAGTGGATTTTTGACGGAGCAAAGCTTAGCGAGCTTCGGATGATCAAGAAACTAACCGGGATGAGTCAGAGGGCTTTTGCTGAGGCAGGAGACGAAGGCGACCCCGAGGCGCTCGCAGCCCTGATTTACATCTTGCATCTACGCGACAAGATCAAGGTTCCGTTCGAGAAGATCGATCTTGATTTCAAGCATTTCAAGATGGAACCGACTGAGCAAGAGCAGAAGGAGCTTGATGAGCTTCTAAAGTACCAGGAGCTTGACGGGGAAGACCCAAAAGACGAAGACGAGATCGAGAATGGCCTGACCGCCGAGGTGGTCTAGAGGCGCAAGTCCTCAGTTATGCCGCTGATATCTGGGAGCTGTACGGCGTCAATGCCCTCGATATCTGGGAGCTTCCGGCAGATTACTTTTTCAGCATGGCTAGTCAAGTCGATGCCGTACGTCAGGAAGCGGCCAGAGCAAAGCGAGGTTAGTAATGGCGCTGGACAGTTATCTCAGGCAGAAGCTAGAAGAGGGCGCAGCAATTGTTTGTCGGGAGGCTCAGCGCATAGCGCTGAGCTTTTCCAAGCGCACTGCTGCCGCAACCCACGTTGTTTCAGATTCAGTGGGCGTAGGGGTTGAAACTAATAGTGTTGAGGCACCTATGGCCAGGCCCTTTCAGGGCGGCCTTCGACATCCTCTGTTCGGAAATACTGACCACTGGTATCCGCAACCATATCACCCTTATATGTCCCTAGCATGGGAAATCAAGCGACCGGACGTAGAGCAGAAGGCTGCGGAATGGGCGGAAGAAGAGTGGAAAAGGAAATTGCAGTAATTATCAAGCCCGCCCGAAAGAGGTAATTTAATGGCCACCCAAGCGAATGTATCCCTGCGGTTTGTAATGTCCGGTGCCAACTCGGTTATCGGTATTATGGACAGGATTTCGGGTAAGAAGCGTGACCTTGAACGGCCGGTGGATGTCCCCATTAAGGCTGACGATGGTGATGCGCAGGCAAAGTTTGACAAGGTTCGGGCGGAGATTGCCGACCTAAACCGCCTGGTTGCCAAGTCTAAGCTTACCGCTGACGACGCCCCTGGCATGGTCAAGATAAAGGCATTCCAGATCGAGTTGCGTAAGCTTAATGACTACGTTGCTCGCCCTACTATCTCTGATCGTGGTTTGGACTCAGCAGAGCTACGGGCTCTCAGGCTTCTTGCCACTCTTAAGGAAATCGACCGTACTAAGTCCACCTTCAGCATTTCCAGCCTTATTTCTAAGATTCCTGGCTTGGGCGGGTTTGGTGGTGGTTCTAGCTCCGGTGGCATGATTAACGATGCTGCTTCGGGCGGTGGTACCAATCCGCTGCTGATGATTGCTAATCCGCTGTCTTCAGGTGCTCTTACCAACCCATGGGTTCTTGGCGGTATCGCGGGCTTGGCCCCATTCCTCGGCACCCTTGCCGGCGGAGCATTGACAGGTAGCCTGGGTGCGGGCCTCGCGGGTGCGGGCATTGCCGGGGCAATCATGGGGAGCCAGAATTCTGCGAATACCCCAGCCAATAAGGCAGCACTAGCCGCTGCTCAGGACAAGCTGACGGCTGCTGAGCAGCGGGCCGCTGCCGCGCAGGCTAACTTGAACCAATTGCAGTCCGGTGGAGGTGCATCGGCACTCCAGTTGTCAGCAGCACAACTCCGGGTGGTATCTGCTCAGGACCGCCTTAACCAGTTGGAGACAAGCGGTAAGGCTACAGCCTCTCAGTTGGCGTCGGCTAAGGCCACGCTGGCTAGCGCACAGGCCAACCTGGTTAAGTTGCAGACTAGCGGCGTTTCATCGACAACCAAGCTGGCTAATGCTCACGCCAGTTTGGCTAGTGCCCAGGGCTCCGTCATAACGGCGCAAGCCGCGCTGAACAAGCTACAAGATGACGCCACCACTTCAGCCCCCCAACTGGCGGGGGCTATTAAGGACCTCGGGGATAACATCGTTAGCGGCTGGGAGGCAATTTCTACGCCCTTCCAGGGTGCGTTGATGAAGATAATAGGAGCTGGGGAACAGGTTCTTCCTAAGGTGCTCAAACCACTGGGAGATGCTTTTAAGTCAATGGCTGGCCCCGTGGGCGACCTTGGTGTGGCTATAGCCAGTTCGTTCGGGTCACCTGCTGTAGCCACCGCTATTAAGACGGTGGCCCAGGCATTTGACACATTCCTGAAGGCTTTTACCCCGCAGGCACCTGTAATCGCTAACGCACTTGCTAACGGTATAACTGGGATGGCCTCAGCATTTACTGACCACCCGGACATGATCAAGGGCATGGTCGCGGTAGTAACATTCCTGGCTGAGCTGCCGGGATATGTGATGAGTGCCCTAGGCTCGCTAACCCGAGTAAGTAATTGGCTGCTTTTCGGACTCCCCCACGATGTATCAATTGGCCTGGACGATACCCGCAAGTTTTTTATTGACATTGGTCACGGCATTGAGTCGGCTTGGGACGCAACCTTTGGTGCTGTTACAGGTGCGGTTAGTACCGCACTAAATTGGCTTGGTAGTCATTGGGAACTGCTGACGGCAATCATGCTCGGCCCCATAGGGCTGGCTGTAGCCGGGATCGTCAAGTATTGGGCTGATATTAAGGCTCCTTTCGTAGACGGTTACAACTTCATCATTGGAATTTATCGGGATATAACTACCTGGGTAAGTTCCAACTTTGATAAATGGTGGGCTGAGAACGGCGATGCCGTTAAGCAGCTCTGGCATGAAACCTGGACGAGCGTTAAAGATACTGTCCTTGAGTACTGGACTCCGATTGCAGGCGTCATTAAGGTCGGCTGGAGTTCGATTACTGACACCTTTACGAATTCTTGGGACACTATTCGCGGCCTTATGACTGCGGGTTGGGCCGTTGTGAGAGGTATTTTCATAGGCGGCATTGACCTGATTAAGACTGTCTGGAATGTAGGCTGGGCCACTATCGAAGGCACCGCCAAGATTATGTGGCTGGAAGTACAGGATATTGTCAAGGTCGGCTGGGCAGCAATATCACTTCTGTTTAAGGCTTCTATCGGAATTCTCGTAGCCTCCTGGCAGATTTTCTGGTCGATGCTTTACAACATAGCTAAGGTGACCTGGACTCTCATCGAAAACACGGTTAAGGGTATCTGGGATATTATCGTCGGCATTTTCTCCGTGTTCATCAACTTGCTTACCGGGCACTGGCGCACAGCCCTTAACGACATGAAGAACATGGGCACTCAGATTTGGAATCTGACTAAGGATAATCTGAATGCCATCTGGACTGCGATCAAGAATATTGCTATTACGATATTTGATTCGCTGAGGTCATATTTCATTTCGCTTTGGAATGCTGTAAAGAGCTTCGCTATTACTAGCTGGACCGATACTAAGAATGCAATCGTAAGCATCTGGGATAATGTTGTATCGACCGGCAAGACGATCTGGAATGACTTCTTCGGATGGCTGCGAAGTGGCTGGACAAATGTTGTAAGGTCTGCTGGCTCCATTTGGAACGGTATCAAGGACGCTGTATCGAGTCCGGTTAAGTGGGTAGCTCACAATGTGCTCTCTCCCCTGTTCCGTGGTATCGATGCGGTTACCAACTTTGTCCACCTGGGCAACCCGCTAGCAGGCGCAGTTAGCACACTGTCAGGGATGGCAGCGGGCGGTAAAATCAATGTGGGCACTCACGGTACCGCCGATGACGTGCTGATCCGGGTATCCAAAAACGAAACAGTGTTGTCTGAGGCTCACTCTCGGTTTCTGGCCCCGTTGCTAGGCCAAATAGGTGTACCTGGGTACGCCTCGGGCGGACTCGTTAACCCGATCGGTTCTGGTGCTCGACCCGAGCGAGTAGACATGGGTGTGGACTACGGCGGGTTTTTCCCGCTGTACGCTATTGGGTCCGGGTCCATCACCAATACCAACAATTCTGGCTGGCCAGGCGGCACATTCATCGGTCTGCGCCTGAACCCCCCTTACGGTTCCGGATACTGGTACTACGCCGAAGACATCATGCCTGCCGTACAGGTTGGGCAGTCCGTTCAAGCTGGGCAGCTCATTGGCCATGCTTGGGGCGGTCCATCAGGTATTGAGGTCGGTTGGGCGGCACCACCCGGCACCGGCGAAACCATGGCTGCGGCACAAGGTCAGCAGAACAAAAACGGTGATCCTGGCGCAGTCGCAACTGCTTGGGGTGTGTCAGCATCTAACCTGATTGCATCACTTGGCGGTCCTCGCGGAATTGTCTCAGGAAAGATTAGCGGAGGTACTGCCGGTATCGGCAGTATCATCGAAACCGTACAGCAGATTTTCAGCGGTCTTGGCAGGTTTGCTAAGACGGCTATTGCTATCGCTGGGGGAAACCTCGGCGGTGCTGTAACCGATCTGCTGGGCCTGGTAGCTCACGGAGCTGGCGGTGCTGGCGGAATGCTGGGTCAAACCCTGCTTAAGATTCCGGGCACCCTGGCTGGAGATGCAGTCCACTACATTGTTAATGCGGTTAAGCATTTCGTAACAGGGCAGCAAGCTGCTGGCGGCGGTATGGGCGTAACTGCTACCGGCCCACTTCAGGACTATGCGAAGAAGCTGGTAGAAGCTAAATGGGGTCCTGCCTACTGGCCGTACTTTGCGGATATTGTCCGCCGAGAGTCGGGCTGGAATGTCCACGCGACTAACCCGTCATCGGGCGCATACGGTATTCCGCAGGCATTGCCAGGCGACAAGATGGCGTCGGCGGGAGCTGACTGGCGCACTAACGGCTATACGCAGCTTCGATGGATGGTCGGCTATCTGGCATCCAGGTGGGGCAACCCACTTAACGCCGATGTTAACGAGCAGAGAAACCACTGGTACGCCAACGGCACTATGTCAGCCCTTCCGGGTTGGGCAGTAGTCGGAGAACGTGGACCCGAGCTGGTTAAGTTCGGCGGTGGCGAAAGGGTGATTCCTAATCATCAGCTCGGAGGCGGAAACGTTACATACATCATCAATGTTAGTCCCGGCCCGCTAGCTCGACCGGCCGATATCGGTCGTGAGGTAGTCGGCGCAATTCGCGAATACGAGAAACGGAGCGGTAAGGGCTGGAGGTCTTAACGTGACTGAGTTTATCCCCCTGCCGGATATGCAGGTGGCTGTGGGATTCAATCCTGACAGCCCCACTGGAGGTTCAGGGCTCCTAGTTCTAGACGACCCTACTTTCGGTCAGCTAGACGCAGGGGCTCTGGCCTCGTCTATCGACTGGTCGGATATTACTGACTATGTAGTAAGTTTCAGCGTTTCGAGGAC